GCCGGTCTGGCTTTGTGCCAGGGAGATGTTCAGTTCGTTGGCCATGGTTAGCTATTCGCTTGGGCTAAAAGATTTCCAACGATTTCGGTGGTCGAAACCTGTGCCAATCGCGTCGTGTTCAACAGGTCTGTCTTATTTTTGATGGCCGTGATGTCTGAGGTCGGGATGTTGGCCGGGGTCGCACGGGTTGAGATGGCGGCGTCCACTCTCCCAAGCTCAACCGAAAGCTCCGTTCTCACCTGTGAAGCGATGGCGCTCGCGGAGGGCACGCTCGGCGCGTTGGTAAGGGTAGTCACCGTGGCCAGCGTGCCGCTTGGAGCGAGGCGGCTGCTCACCGTGGCATCGAGGTTGTCCAAATTCCCTGCCCGGGCGGTGGTGAGTCCCTGCGCGGTGAGCGCGGATTGGACATTGGCGAGGGTTAGCACGGCCGTGCCCGTGGTGTTATCGACGGGGACCCCGAAAGCCACCGAGTTTGCGGCTGGCACTGCCAGCACGCCCGTGGCCGATCCATAAACAACCCCAGAACGGACATCCGTCACCGCTGGAGCGAGGCCGGTGTTGTCGGCGGTGAACATATTGACATAGGTTCCCGTTCCGTTGAGCGCGTATTGAGTTTTTGCGGCGGTTGGCGTGGTGCCGAGTATAAATTTCGGCGCATAAATTGGCACTGTGCCGTTTGCGGAAAAAATAAAATTTCCGCTCGCCCTGACGGTGCTGCCTGCTGAGGTTGATGTTATTGCAGGGGAATCATTCAGTGCAGTTAATTCGCCATTCCATACAATAGTCCCAGTCGATGCATTCGATATGGCTCGGCCTACATTGGTTCCGTTTACATTTATTGTTCCAACTGAGGAATTGTTAATCACTGACGCGCTTGCCCCGCTGGTTTGAGACAACAAGCCTGTAAAATTTACAATGCCTGCGCCGGAATTTAATATTCCAACAGCAGATGACCCGCTCAAGTTATTTCTAAAAATAGAAGCGTTTATATTCAGCGTGCCTGTATTTGAATTAGTAACAACTGCATTGGTTCCACTAGGAAGCGTTTCGCTAATGGTAAGAGTCGCGCTTGCCGGTGAGGCTTGGGAGAATTGAACAACTGATACGGAGGAGGTTGCCACAATTGTTGTTGCCGCAAGCGTTACTCCGTTTTGAAGCACAAAACTCCCACCGGCAGTTCCACCATAGGTAGTGCTGTTGGTGAGGTTGTCACAAGTCGCATTGGCGGTGATTGTCACCGTGCGGTTGTTGGCAATGGCATTGTCGCCAGCGACGGGAACGGATGCGCCGGGCGATCCAGCGGCGGTCGTTGACCATGTTGCGGTGTCGTTGAAGTTGCCAGAGGCAACGGCGAATCGGTTGGCCATGATTAGAGTCCTTTCGCGGAGATGTAGGCTTGGAGAGCGGCTTGGATCGCGGCGACGGCCTGCTGCGTGGCGGCGTCCGCACCTGCCAGCGATCCGAGGACGATGCCGATTGCGGCCTCGTCTGCGGTGATGACTTCGCCGTTTTCGATGCGGCTCGGCACAAGGCGCATGGCGACATTGGCGTCTGAAGAACCATCGCCCAGATACCGGCCCGTTATGGCCAAATTGAGCGAGTATTTGTCGTGGGATTTTCCGTTGATTTCGATGGGGTTGGTAGCGTTCATGGTTTTTGGATTTTTGGGTTTAGGTGTAGGAAAGTGAGGCGCGATTTGACCATGCGCCGGTGGCCGTGGCGGAGGCGGTGACGGTGCCATCCGCATCGGTGGTGATGCGGTGGATTGTCCAGCCGGTGGCGCTTTCGGCGGTGCCGGCAACGGCGGATCCGTAGTAGTGGTAGGGGGAGGCCCATGCGGCGCGGGCGATGTTGGATCCGCCCTCGGTGAGGGGGACGGGACTCCAGGCGCTGCCGTCATAGACTAAAATGTCTCCGGTTTCCGCCCCCGCGCCGGAGAGGCGGGAGGGAGGAACCAGAACGGGGATGACCGCCCAGCGCGATCCCGTCCATTTCCAACTCCGATTGCCGGAGGTGAAAATGTCGTCAAGGGACGGCGAGGATGGAAACGCGAGGGCGGCCATGGGTGGGGATTATTGTTTGTCGAGTTCGACCCAGGCTCCGTTGTAGGAGAGGTATTCGGTCATGTCGTTGGAATCGACCCAGCGCAGTCCTTCGGTGTGCGAAGGCGCGGTGGCGCTGACGACATCCTTGATCTGTTTGCCGTCGAGGGCGGTTTGGGCGGCGCTGCTGACTGGTTTGTTCGCATCGCTGGTATTGTCTGCGTTGCCGAGGCCGACTTGGGCTTTGGTGACGCTGTGCGGGTTGTTGGTCGCGGCGACATGGCCAGAGAGGGTTCCTTCGGCAGTAGTCACACGGCCAGCAAGCGTTGTCGCGGCGGACTCGATGGCATTGATGTCGCTCTCGGCTGTGTCGAGGCGCGAATCCAAGGCCGAGTCGGCTGCTTCACGCGCCGAAGTCTCGGCGGCGAGGCCGGAAGAGGCGCTGGTAGCGAGGCTGGTGATGGCACCGTTGAGCGAGGAGTCGGCGGCTTGGAAGGCGGTGACGACTTCTGTCAACGAATCGAGCGAGCCAGCGGTGGTGTTGGCAAGGACATTGTCGATGCGAGTGCCGAGGGCGGCTTCGGCTGCGGTGGCGCGGGTGATTTCCGAGGAAAGACCGCCTTCTGCCGTGGTCACACGACCGGCCAATGTGCTGGCGGCGGACTCGATAGCGGTGATGTCGCTCTCGATGGCGGTGGCGCGGCTTTCCAAGCCGGTGACGGCTGGGGCCGAGGCGACGCGGGCGTTGGTGAAGTAGAGGTTGGAACTGCCCTCGACGACCGCATCGGTGGTGCGGGGGACGAGTTTCCATGCGGTGCCGTTGTATTGCCAGCTTCTGCTGCCAACGGTGTGGACTTGGTTGTTAGTCGGTGAGGACGGGAATGAGATAGCTGCCATGATATTAGGTGGTGTTTAGTTGTTGTTGGGTTTTTCGACCCAACTTCCTGCGAACCATTCGTAGGTTGTGAGGTCAAAAGGGGTGGTCCACCGCTGGCCTTGGTAGGGGTGGGCAGGCGGGGTGTCGGAATAAGTGGTAGGGAGGTCGGCGGCGGGGGTGTAGGTAGTGGCGTTCCAGCGGTATGGCAGGCCGGAATCTTGCGCGATGTAGAGGCGTTTGTCCTTGCCGACGCCGGGAAAATTTTCGGCGGAGCTGTATTCGACAACGCCGAGCGAGTCCTCCGGCAGCACGATGGTGAACTGCGAGAGATCGAGCTGCTGAGTGATATTTGTCTCGGTGATCGTTGTCATCAGGCGTAAGTGGCGGTCTCCCGGTTAGTCCACGCGACATCGGTCGCCTTGGCGGTGGCTGTGATGGTGCCGTTGGTGCTGAGTGCGGAGCGGGTGATGATCCATTTGGCCACGGCGGCGGGGGAGCCGACGGCGGGGATGTCGGAGTTGAGGAGCAGGCCGTAGTAGCTGAAGGTGCCTGCGGTGTTGAGGGCGAAGGAGTGGAGGTAAAGATCGGGGTCGCGCTGGGTGACCATGCTGTAGAGGCCGAAAGCGACGACGACGATTTTGGCGTTGTTCGGGATGGGCGTGGAGAAGGTGATGGTGCCTGCGCCTTGGTTGACGAGGTAGTCCACGGTGGGCTCTTGCATCACGCCGTTGATGGCGACTAGGACATGGTTGGGGTCGGAGGATTTGAGGCCCGAGACGGTAAAGGTTTTGAGCGTGCCGTTGCCCGTCAAGCGCGTCTTGGCGCTCGATACGCTGAGTTGCTTTGGGATCGGGGTGGCGTTCATCGAAAGTCGAATTTCGCGGAGTAGTGGCGGACCTCGCCTTTGCGGAGCCAGATGTCGTCGCGGAGCTTGAGGAGCAGCCCCTCGGCGCGGAGGAGTTGGAATTGGCTCTTATCCATCTGGCCATCCTCGGCGAGCGTTTCGGCGAGGGCGGAGGTCTTGAGGTAGTCGGCGAGGAAGGTCGGGATGCGGTGGCGGAGCCAGTATTCCTCGTTCGTCGGTGCGTTGCCGGTGGTGGCTTGCAGAGCCTCGTAGCAGTCGCCGGTCGGGGCGTGGTAAACCAAATCCTCGGCGGCGTAGGCGGTGTTGGCGGCGTAGGCCGTGGCGGTGAATTTGGGGACCGGGAGCTGAAATTTCACATACACCGGGCCGCCCGCATATCGCTCGTCGGTGATAAAAACAGTGTCGGCGGTGGTGACAAAATCGTAGCTCTGGGTGATTCGCGTGTCGCTCGGGGCGTCGGAGTAAATGGCGAGGACTTCGCCAATCGGCAGCTTGCCTGCAACAACCAGGGGGAAATACGGAATGATGTCGGAGGGGTCGTTGGTCGAGTCCTCCACATAGGTGGCGCTGGTGCGGGAGTCCCACGCGACATCGAGGGCGGTGTCGATATTGAGCACTTGGCCATCGGCGGTGGTGGTAACGCGCTTGATGCGCCAGACGGGCTCAGAGAAAAGCGAGCCCTGCGGAGCGCGGCCAATGTAGGAGACGGTGCCTTGGTAGTCGGCTTCGTAGGTGTATGCGCCTTCGGTGAAGCCCTCGCCGAGCACGATGCGTTGCTCGGTGTGGGTGATCTGGGGCCACTCATCGAAATTCCAAGCGAAGGTGGCGGCGCTGGTGAGGTATTCCGCCAGCGCCGAGCCCTGCGAGGGCAAAAGCGGTTGGGCGGGGTCAATGCCCATGCGGGTGAGCACGCCATCGCGGACGGTCTTGTAAGGAGTCGTCTTCATGGCTGGCCTCCTTGCTGGGCCATTTTCTGAAGCGCGGGCTGGGCTCCGACGCGGCCGATCTTGGCGTTTTGTTGCTGCTGGAGGGCGAACGAAAACGCCTGCATGCGGGCGTCGAGCATGGATTTGAAAATCTCGTCCTGAGCGTATCGTTGCTGCACGGCCGGGTTTGACTGCACGATCTGCTGCAGGGTTTGCAGGCGGAGCTGGGCGTTTTGGCCGTCGCTCTTGAGTTGAGGCTCGGTGCCGGCGGCGATCTTGGTGAATTGCAGCTGCTCGTCTTCGATTTCCTGCTGGGAGGCGGCTTCGACATCCTTGATGAGGAATTCGGCCATGCCCGGATCGATGGCGCTGAAAAGAAATTTGACGAGGCCGACGCGGTCCACGACGCCCATGACATCCAGCGGGAGGAGCTCGATCATGCCCTTGATTTTGACCTGGAGGGCTTCGGAATCGAAGGTGCGGGCGTCGAAGTCGAGGCGCATGTCGAACTTGCCTTGGATCTCCTGACGGGAGGCGCGGAAGGGCATGGGCATGCCGCCGGCGATTCTTACGAATTGGACATCGTCGAGGTATTGCTGCGCGAGTTGGAAGGTCTGCCCGAGGATGAGGGAGCAATCGGAGAGCCAGCTATCCACGAGGTCTTGCTGGGCGAGCGCGGACCGCTGGGGAGCGAGGTCGGCGCGAGGGATGCCGAAATACTCATCCACATCGCGGCGGGTGGCGGCCTCAATCTCAATCGTGCCTTGATCGAATGGCGGTGGCGTCATCCATTGGAATTCGCCGGGCCGGCGCTCGGGGAGCTGCACGGCAGGGCCGAGGACGATGTTGAGTTTGCCCCTGTTCGCCGGACAGCGAAGGGGTGGAATTATGGACAGAGAGGCGCGATCACTACGGTAGTCGCGCTGCGTTTTGATTTCCGTCTGATGAGTGGAAAGCAGCTCGGGAACACCTCGGGACTCGACGAGCGGGCGGGAGGTGCGCTCCAGCGGTAGCTCGACAAATGGATATTGGCCGTGCGCGTAGTTCATGGCCTCGCTCTTGGCAACGCGGTCTACGACGCTTGGATGGATGATGGTGCAGAGCACCTCCATGGCGCCGAGGGACTCGTTCCACTTTTTGCGGTAAACGCGCCAGACTTCGATGAGGTCGCGGTCGTCGGTGAGTAAAATGGAATCGGTGGCGCGGTAGTGGTTCCGACCGCTGCGGGCGCTGACGCCTTTGTGTTTCACCGCTTCTTCAATCCACTTCGAGTCGTAGTCCTCGGTGACCTCTCGCTCGCGGAGCTCGTCCTCGCGGAGAAGCTCGCGGCAGGCGATAAATGGGGCGCGCTGGAGGTCGTAGGTGCTTGGAGGGAAAATGATGTCCTCCCAGGGCTCGTAAGCCTGCCAATCGGGGAGGTTTTCAAAAATGTAGGGCGAGTCGTATTCAAAGAATCCTTGCTCGCGGAGGCGGCGGACATTGGCGGTGGTGCCTTGGCCTGGGAGGAGCATCTCCATCTCGCGGGCGACGGCCTCTTCCTGCGTGGGATCGAGGATGGCCTCGATGATGAGGGCGAGATTCGGATCGCCGGTCTCGGCGAAGGTTTGCTGGAGCGAGTCGAGGCGGAAGGTGAGGACTTCGTTGCGAGTCGTGCGGCGCCAGAAGACGCCCATGATGGCGAGGCCGTAGGTCTCACGGATGTTGGCGGCGAGCTCGATCTCGCGCTTGGTCATGGCCGCGCAGTGCGAATTGAGGAGCCACTTGATAACGGTCTCGACCTTGCGGCCGGCCTGCATGTCGGTGCTCTCGGTCGGCAGGATCGACATGCGGGATTTCGCGAAGGAGTTTTTGAGCATCCGCACGCGCTCGTTGATGATCATGTCCGCAAGTCGGATTTTGCTGTCGCTGGCGCCATCCCACGGGAACGCGGGCTTGCCGAGCACGGAGGAGATTTTGCGGCCCGATTCATCCTGGCCGGCCCACAGGCAGTAGCGCAGGTTGTAGTTGAGATTTTTGCGGGACCAATAGGTCGCGGCATCGACCTCGGCCTGCTCGACGAGGCCAATGAGTTCAGAGACTTCGGCAGACTTCATGCGGTGGCGAGGCCGGGATTGATGATGGTTGGGGCGGTGGTGGATTGGACGCGGGTGTGGGGATTCGCTTTGGCGAATTCCTCCCGGAAGCCTTTATCCCGCCAGCAACCGGGGAGCTGCTGGTTCCAGAAAATGTAGCTGTCGTAATCGACGCTCATGGTGTGCTGCCCGATGCCTTCGACCGTGCGGCGGGCATCGGCGAGGCGGTCGCTGGCGGCCTTGATTCGGCGCTGGCGCATCTCGGCATTGACCATGCTGGCGTGCCAACCGGTGCGGAGTTCCTCGGTCACAAAGGGAGCGAGGTCGCCTAGATCGGCTTCGAGTTCGGATGCGTCGTGAACCACAATTTGTTTTTTTCTGTAACTGCGGAAAATGGGTGACTCCACAAGCCCGTGGGCTCGGCGGCGGGAGTCGGATCGCCGCCGAGCCGGGCGCGCGGGTTAGGCTGTGGCAGAGAATTTGCCGAGGCCGAGAGGCGACTTGACGCACAGGGCGCAGATCGCATCGACGATGCCGCGAGGGCCACCGCCACGGTCCTCAAGCTCCTGGAAGCGGGGCTTGCGGTTGTAGCGGAGCTCGATCATGTCCATATCGAGGACATAACCGCGGGCGAGCTGGACGGCGCTGGTTCCGCCGGCAGCCAGGAAGAGCGATGGGATGAGCTCGAGAGTGCCGAAATCACCTTCAAAAATATCCACCGTGTTGGTGAATTTTTTGTCTTCCGCATTGCTGTTCAGAGTGCGGATGGCGGCGGCGACATTCGTGCTCGCGAACTGGGTGCGTGTGAAGTTGGTGAACGCACGCTTCAACGCCGGACCGGCGATGAGGCTGTAGGTTTGCACCTTGCCGGTCTGGAGATAGATGCTCTGGAGCAAGTCCTGAACATTCGTCTCGGTGAGCGAAGCGGTGACGGTGGTGTTGATGGAGGCTGTCGGAGTGCGGTAGCCAGCAGCAACGGGGAGGTCGGTCTGGGCTCCGTTTTGGATCCAAGCACCAAGACCGCGGGTCTTGTAGGGATTCACGCCGGACTGCTCTGCGGACTCTTGGTCGGAGCAGAATGCAGCTTCCATCGAGCGTTTGATTTGCTCGAGGGATTTCGTGACGGCACGGGCCATTTCCTTCTTTTTGCCGACGCCGGCAACTTCAGAAATGTTCTGCGCGAGATCGTCCACCGAAGGCACTTCGCGGAACTTCTGAACGCGGGCGCTCAAGATTACGCGGTTCGCGGCGTTGTCGATGTAATCGCTGGCAGCGATGTCGGTATTCGAGAGGACTCCGGCAGGGAGCGTGGTCGAATTAAACGCATCGGCTTGCCATTGCGTGGTTGGGTTGATGGGTTCGGACCCCTTCTTCGCGGTGGAAACAACGGGGCAGGATTTGGCATCGACGACCGCGATGAGATCGCTGAGGTCTTGGCGGATGCCGGTTTGGGAAGTGATAAGTGTAGCGGGCATAATTTTGGTTGGTTGGGACTACAGCGCTCCTTCTAGGAAGGCGGCGATGTCGTCGGATTTAAGGGCTGATGCACGCGAGAAGAGTGCTTTGGCTCTGTCGCGGGTTTCGATGTCTTTGGCAGGGACTTTGGAACCTTTGGCCGGTGAGGGCGGTGGCGAGGCTTTCGCAGGAGTTTTCGACTCGGACGGGGCGGAGGACTTTTTGGCGGCCATTTGCTGGCGGGCGAAGCGGAGCTTCTGGCCCTCGATGGCATCGCCGACGATCATTTCGAGGTTCGGCAAGCCTTTCAGCGAGGGATAGGCGCGGAGCGTCTCTTTATACATGGCTTGCTCGGGCGATCCGGCTTGGAAGAGCGCAGGATACGCGGTGCGGGCCTCGGTGAGGACGGCGTGGCGCTCGGAGATCCATTTCTCGCGCTTGGGAGCGTGCTCGGTGAGCACCTCGTCTGCATTGGCGAGATATTGGCGGACCTGGGCGGGCTCGTGGTAAACCTCTTCGCCGGCTGCGTTGGTGACCGTGCCGCCTTCGAGATTTTCGATGGCCCATTTGCGGACCTTCTTGGCGATGGCGATGCGTTCGGCGAGTTGATCCGGCGTCTCCACATCGGCGAGCGGGTCGCTGGGGGTGGGGAGTATTTGCACCGGTGTGGAGGCGTCGAGTTTGGCTCGGAGATCGGAAATTTCGCTCTCGAGTGTCTCGGCTCGCTCCTCGGCCTCGCGGCGCTTGGCGGTGATCTTATCGATCCGCTTCAGTAGCTTCTCGGCGGTGTGATCGGCGGGCTTTTCCTCCTCGGTTTTTTCGTCCTCGGTGGTGTCGTCGTCTTCGGCTGAGGATTCCTCCTCGGTCGAGTCGTTTTCCTGTGAAAGATCGGCTTCCGATTCAGACTCGGTGATCTCCTCGGTGGCGGCCTCATTGTCTGGCGCCTCCTCGGTGGTCTCCTGGGTGTCTGTCGGAGTGGTTTCCTCAATCGCGTCGAGCGTGAGCCCCATTTCTGTGGCCAAGTCGGTGAGATTGAGCAGTGGTTCGGTTTGTTCTTGCGTCATGGTTTCCAACCAAGTGGGTCAGCGTTTTTGGACGAGGGCGCAGAAACTCGATGCGCTCCCTATGCGGCCCAGCGCGAAAGAGGGGAAGAGGGTCGCGGCCAAACCAACCGCAACTAAACGAAACCAACCGAAATCAACCTACTTTGCTGGCCTCATCGATGCTCTGGAGCAGGTCGGCGCGGAGATTGCTCAACGCATCCAAGCCGCCGGCGCAGTGCGCGATGGTGCCTTGATTCTGCGCGCTCTGGAGGGTGCGGACGAGCTCGACGGCGTCCTCGATGTGATCATCGATCTTTTGCAGGAGCGCCAGCACGACGAGGGGCTTCGTGCCGGGCATGCACAGCGCGGTGCGCATGTCGTCCTCGTCGAGGCGCTCGGGTTGCATGTAGCGGATGGTTTTTTTGATGGTGATCATGGGTTGTCGGTGAGTTGAAATGTGCGGCGGATGACGGTGAGGGAAAACACGCGGCGCTTGCCGGCGCGGCCTGCGATGGGCTTTAGCAGCCCGGCGTCGAGGTAGGTCTTGTAGGTCTGCTCGGAGATGCCGAGCAGGTCCATGACATCGCGCTTGTAGCCGGTGAGGGCTTTAGTAGCTGCCGCCGCCTGTGACATTGAGCTTGCCGTCCTCGATGTTGGTGACGCCGGAGGTGAGGAGATACCGGAGGCAATCGACGGGGTCTTTGCTGGCGCCTTTCTGGCCGTCGGATCCGGTCCACTCTTTGAGTGCCCAGATCGTATTGGTGCAGCGCTCGGAGATGTAGAGCCGGGGCGCGTTCGTGTGGTCGATGGGTGCGGTTTCATCATAAAATAGTGCGTCGTTGATGAGGCTCACGCCTTCTTCGATGTTTTCGCCAGGGCAGGAGCGGAAACTCATGCCGGCGTCCTCTAATTCCTCAAGGAGGGTGGTGGCGTGCTCGCGGGTGCCGGCGACGGTGGTATTCGCATAGCGGGAGTCGATCCACCGCTCGAAGACTTTCACGCCGTCGAGGGTCTCCAGGCGCTCGATCTCGGACTTGTAGGCGAGCAGGCCGAATCCAAAGGACTTTTGGCCCTCGCCGGGGTCGCCGTCGGCCTTTTTCCCGCTGCTTGTGGCCCACGGCCCGGGGTGCCCGACGCCCTCGATGTAGGTATCGACCTGGGGCCACTCGCGGTAGACCCATGCGCGCTCGGCGGCATCGATGCGGACCCAGAGCATGAACCAGTTTTTGCCGCCGGCGGGGTCCACAAAGAGGTAGTTCGTGCCGGATTGGGGAATCTGGTCGGATTTGACGACATGGACGGTGTCGCGGAACCGGGGGAAGCGGGTGGCGGTGGCCTTGACGGGGACTCCGTAGGCGCGGCAGAGGATTTTCTCGCGGGGCTGGCGGTCGAGCTCGACTTTCAAGCGCTCGTAGCCGGCCCAGGGGTTGTTTTTTGTGTGGAAATAGTAGATCGCGGCCCTGCGGGTGGTGGATTCTTGGAAAATGGGGACTTTCTCGAAGCCGCGGCCGTTTTTATTGGCCAAAAGCTCGGCATCGACCTCCTCAATAGACCGGGCGCCCTGCAAGTAGTTCTTCACCGTGGGGGAGTAGCCCTCGACCGGCGTAAAAGTTACGATAAGTATGCCGTTGCGGTCCACCAATCGGAACCGGAGGGTCTCCAGCCAATCCAATGGGACCAACTCGTCGCACCAGGCGAGGTCGATCTCTCCGCCCTCGATGGTGGAGACATCCTGCGCGTAGTTGCGGAACCAGCACTGGGACTTATTTGGGAGGACAAATGTGTTTTCGCTGAAGCCGTTCTTTTGCGTGTAGCTGATATTGGTGACCTTGCCGCGCTTGGCGGTGCGGAGGCGCTGGGGCATGAAGTTCCAGAGGATCGGCTGCTGCATGCTGATGCTGTTGTCGTTCGTGGTCTGGAAGCACCACACGCGGGACTCGGGCTTTTCGAGGAGGGTGCGCATGGCGAGCTTGCCGGCCCAGGTGGATTTGCCGGAACGGTTGCCGCCCATCACAAGGATCTCGCGGTATTTTCGCGCAATCTCGGTGGATCGCTGCCAGTGCGGCGGCTCGTAGCCGTAGGTGAGCGGGTCGAGCTTCTCCCGGGCGATGTGCTCCTCGCGGGCGCAGATGAGTTTCCGAGCGCCATCGGGGTCGCGCACTATGTGCTCGGCGGAAATGATGGGGATCAGCGGGTGCGGGCTTTGGGCAAAACTCATAGGGTCACAGGTGGTAGGTCAACTCGTCCAAGTGGAGGACTAGCCAGGCGACGGCCTTCCCCGAATCGCCGACATCATCGACATCGACGCACTCGTCGGAGATGACGCCGGCGTCTTGCAGGAGATTCAGCGCGTGGGTGGCGTTGATTTTTTTCAAGGTCAGGTAATCGCGCAGGCTATTCACTGCCCTCCCCTGAGCAGGGCGTTGGTCTTCGGCGCCACATCCACCCACTCCAGCCCGCGGAGCTCCACGCGCATCTTCTCGCCGCTGCGGTAAAAGCTATTGTCCCGCACCGTCACAAGCCGCTCGCCATCCTCGCCGTCAATAGCCGCCCAGATTTTCCGGCGGTTGAGGGTCGGGCGCTTGGCGCGGGCGTCTCGTATACCCTTCTCTGGCTCGGCAGGGCGTGGATTTGGCAGTTCTAACTGGTTGGATTTGTTCGTTTTTTTCATAAAATTTCTCGGCGGCTGGACGAGTAGGGGGTAAAAAGCTGGCGGCGACCGACCACCCCCCACCCCCCCAGTCCCAGCCTATAACTTCCTATAAGCATACTTTCCGATAGTGGGCAGTCATTGATTTGTAATTGGTTACACATTGTCGTCGGTTTCCTCGTCGTTTTCACCCGTGTTATTGAGACTGAGCCCACCCAAATCACCGGCTTTTGCGGGAGCGGTCTGGCTGCCGCTACTAGTCTCCGGAGCCGGAAGCGGGGTGAATTCCCCCTCGATGGTCTCGGCCTTGGGGATGGACGCCAATAGCTCCTCGACGCTGAGGTGCATGACCTTCTGCTCGATGCTCACCGATATCTGCTGCATCTCCTGCTTCGAGAGCTTGTCGTCAGCCGTTCCCGCAAACATATTCAGATCAAATGCCTTGAGCTTCTTGAGTTCCTCGGGGTCTTGGAGTTTGTCTGTCATCGCCGAGATGGCGAGGCGCCGGATGCGTTGCCAGCCACGGGTCGCGTAGTCCTGGTCTTTGTCCTTGGTGAGAGGATGGTTCTCGATGATGCGGTTGATCACTGGGGTGGATAGACCGAGGATTTTGTGGATCCGGCTGATCGAGATGCCATCGATGTGCAGGTCAGCCACGACATCGCACATGTGGCGGAAGTCATCGCTCATCTCGCTCCACTTGGCCGTTTCTTCGCACGAGGATGCCTCCTTTCGCGCTTTGTCGTATCTGTTGAGGGTTCCAGCCGTCTGCGACATGATCGGCGATTCTGCGACCTTCTGTCGTTTCCACTCGGCCGCCTCATCAAATGTCGTCATTGGGCAGCCGGCATCAAACCACTGCAGCGCCGTTTCGGGCGCCACATTAAATTCCTTCGCGAGTTCCTTTGCCAGTGCCCACCGTT